CGTTGGTGTACCCCCTGAGATTCTGCGGTTTTGGTCGGTTGTTCTTGAATACAATCGCAGCAGGGACATGAGGTTTCTGGCAGCCACACCTTCATCAGTACCTTCGATATGCCAATGGTCCATTTCAAGGTAGTATCCAGGGCTCAACAGTTTTTAAAGGTGGTGTCCTCCACCTTGACCCGGGTTATCCCGGGTCAACTACTGTTAGCCAGTCCATGATCGGATGAGATATCACAGCTGGCAACGTCACAACTTGTTGCACCAAATCCCTCAACTCCATTAGCTCCGACCAACTGCGCTCGTAAACCAACTCAAAGAACCCTGGCAAATAATGTGACACCATTTTGAGCCGTGTGTCAGTAGTGTGTGTGGGTTTTAGTGAGTCAGCAATTACGGTGGGTCCTGTTGTCAGATTGAAGACCTTCATTGCCATGTCATAAATTATAGGCACATGCTGGCAAGTGGTCAGATACGCTAATGAGGTTCCGCGTAACCAGAGTTGGGGGCTAATTTTCAAATCAACACAGAACCCCATCTTGGGCAGCCTCCGGCCAATTGTCGGACCCCAGCAGGCGACGTCCTCTCCGTCGATTACGCTCGGCCAAGGCCGGCATCCGAGGAAGGTACACCTCCGGAAGTCCTCATGTATTTGGATCTTCGAGTCAGGCGCTACTAAGCCCAATTTTGCAAAGGAGTCAGTTAAGAATTGTTTTTCAATTTTGAATGGGTATACTGTGATCGAATCGTCGCCTAGACATATTAGATCCATGGGAGTTTCATCAATGATCCTGGGGTCCATCAACACTTCTTCAACGGTCATGTTGTTATAATGGGCAGTAAACACGACTTGTTGTGCCGCCATATTCACTATGGCATTGAGCACTGCCGTATCAACGCGGCCACTCGCGTTCATGGTCTTCCCGGCATAGCGGTAGCCATAGGACGTGTACCCCGCAGGGTTGGCAACATGGTTGAAGGCAGATTGTATTAGCGGCGTGAAGGTCAGACCTGACTGTTTGTATATTTCGGCAAGGAACTGATGGATCTCGGGGCCTATAGTTGAGTCGAACATGCTAAAATCTAGCTCATAAGTGTAAGAGCTGGTCAAGTGTTTTCCTGGGACATAGAACTTTGCGGCGAAAGCATTTAGTTGGGTTGGGGTCATACCGCCCGCG